TGGCTGCTTATGGAGCACTGGGGATTTCCCGGGCAAAAGCGGAGCTTACGCGTGAATACGCGCAAGCCCTGCTCGCTGCCCCGGGAGGACTGGCGGAGATGCTGGTCATGAAGAAGCAGAGCGCCTTCCACCGCTCCGAATGGATTACCCGTTCGGGCGGTCAGAAGAACGCTCAGCTCTCGTTCATTGGCCGAGCACTTCCGCCGGCCCCCGCGGAGAAGCGCGCCGAGGCCCTTGCCCAGCATCTGCTGGACATGACCTCGACCTTCACCACGGGGAGTCCCCAACTCTCCTCTGCTAAGTCGTTCGCGGCGAACTGGGCCAGGAAACACCTGGCTCGCGCCCGGGAACCTCTTTCCCTGCCCGATTGGCCCACTGGGTCATCGTGCAAGGAGAGGGGTACCGGGAAGGGGGGCCTACTGAGACACCTCTTGGCGACCTGTGCCTTCGACGACCTGCCTGAGTCCCTTGCGGATACTCAGATAGGTGCTGTCGCTGGCATGGACGCTAGATTTGTCCAGTACGCCCTCCGCGAGCACAGGAGTAATCCTGTTCCGGAACACCGCGTAACGGTACTTAGCGAGAGGGGAGTAAAGACAAGAGTAGTGACGGTGGGGCCAGCATGGTCCCAAGTTCTGGGCCACGCGGTCCGGAAACGGCTCCTCCTCGCGCTCAAGTCTTGCCCGGGCACCTTCGCTCCACTCACCGGTGCGAGCGATGAAGAGCTGATCAAGCTGTTCGTGGGCGGTCACTCCGAGACTCTCGTCTCGACTGACTTAACACGGGCAACTGATCTTCTGCCCCTCGACCTGGTGGGCGCCATTGTGGATGGCCTCGCGGAGTCTGGTCGCATGTCCTCCTTGGAGATTGAGATCTTGAGGGCCCTTTCGGGTCCTCAAGTCCTCAACTACGGGAAGGAACAGGTGACTAGCTCGCGAGGCGTCCTTATGGGCCTGCCAACGTCGTGGTGCTTGCTCTCCATCGTCCACCTCTGGTGGTTGGACGAAGTTCGTCGTACTTCCGGTCCGGGGGTAGAGCGCCGAGCTCATCGCGGGTCGATCTGCGGTGACGACGCTCTCTTAGCCACTACGGCTAAGGGGGCGGATCGTTACCGCGAGATCGTCGCGTTGAGCGGCGGCTCTCCCTCGGAGGGGAAGCACTACGAGTGCTTAGGCAAGAAAGGGAACCTGAGGGGGG